GAAGGATTGCTGAAAAGGAAGAAGAAGGCGTAGAGATCGTCACGGCTGATGAAGAAGAGCAGCAACCAGAAGAGGTTTCACGTGAAACATCTGAAGACGCCCCGGCGGAGCAGGAAGCGAAACCGGATGAATTAGAACAATATTCGGAGTCTGTTCAGCGTCGTATTTCGAAGCTGACAAACAGATTTCGTGAAGAAGAGCGTCAGCGTCAGGCGGCTATTGACTATGCCGAGGCGGTCAAGAAGCAGAATGATGAGCTTCGTGCTCGCATTGACAAACTCGATCAGTCTTACGTGGGTGAGTTTGGAAACCGCGTTGAGTCAGATGCCGTTGCAGCCAAGGAAGCATACAAAAAAGCGTACGACGAAGGTGACGCTGACGGGATGTTTGAGGCGCAGCAGCGGATTAGTCAAATTGCGTTAGAACAGGCTCGTTATCAGGAGGCCAAGCGCCGTAACGAAGAGCGTCAGCAGCAGCCGGCTCAACAACAGCCTGCACAGCAACAGCCTGTACAGCAGCAGCCGGCACAACCTGATCCAAAGGCCGAAGCGTGGGCAGAGAAAAACGAGTGGTTTGGCAACGACCAGACCATGACATATGCAGCTTTTGGTATTCACAGACAACTTATTGAGGAAGAGGGGTTTGACCCCACCTCCGATGAGTATTATAGTGAGCTTGACAAACGTGTTCGCACGGAGTTCCCGCACAAGTTCGCGGAAGCAAAGCGCGACACCGGACCCAGAGTCGCTTCTGCTGGGTCAACGGCGTCAAAGTCGTCGTCTTCAAAGGGGCGCAGAACAGTCAAACTGACTCCATCGCAGATTGCGATTGCGAAACGATTGAATGTTCCGCTCGAGGAATATGCCAAGTACGTAAAGGAGTAAAGTTATGGCTGATAGAAAACCACGCGAAGCGACAACTCGCGCAAACACCCAGCGGCGCAAGCCCTGGACCCCGCCTTCGAAGCTAGAGGCACCTGAAGCACCGGCTGGTTATCAGCATCGTTGGGTCAGAACCGCCATTCGTGGTGAGGACGACAAAACCAACGTACACTCAAAGCTCCGTGAGGGGTGGGAACCAGTACGTGCAGACGAGTACCCCGAAATGGGAGATCGCTACCCAGTGATCGAGGAAGGCAAGAATGCTGGAATTATCGGCGTAGGCGGCTTAATGTTGTGCCGTATTCCAGAGGAAACGATCGAAGAAAGAACTGAGTATTATCGGGATCAGACCCGCAACCAGATGCGTTCCGTTGACGAAAACCTTATGAGGGAACAACATCCCTCAATGCCTATCCACAACGATAGGCAAAGTCGTGTAACTTTCGGAGGAAAAGATTCCTCCTAACCAATGAGGTAGAGCAATGGCAAACTCAAATGTTGCCTTCGGCATGAAGCCGATTAATACCGCAGGTAGCACACCAGCTACTTCCGGTACTAATGCGTATTTCATTAAGTCAGATGCAAGCGCGATTTTTCAAGGTTCTCCGGTTATCGCAACTAACGACGGCACCATCGCCGTCTCCAGTTCTGCTTCCGGTGATACTTTGAAATTCATTGGCGTTTTCGCTGGCTGTGAATACGTAGACGCGACCACCGGTAAAAAGAAGTTTTCGAACACTTGGCCTGGATCGGGAAGTGCGAACACAAATTTCGACATCATTGCGAATGTGTACGACAATCCGATGCAGCGGTTCATTGTCTGTTCGGACGCTACTCTTACCGACAAAGCGACCGCAATCACCACCATTTTCGAGAACGCAGAGTTCTCGGCTGAGTCTAATAAAGGCGCAGCAAATGGTAATACAACCACTGGTATCTCGACAGCACAGCTTGACGTATCGACCGTAGATGCTTCTGATCTTTCGCACCCGCTGAAGATTTTAGGCGTTCTCGACGATCCGGAAAACGCTGACTTTACCGCTGCCGGTATCCCGCTGATTGTGATGATCAACAACCATGCCCTTACAGCACCTGCCACTGGCGGATCTGCTGAAGGCACAATCTCGTAAGGAGGGTAGTGAGTTATGGCTATTTCTCGCGCACAACTCGCCAAAGAGCTTGAGCCTGGTCTCAACGCCCTCTTTGGCATGGAATACACTCGCTACGAGGGTCAGCATGCTGAAATCTTCGACACCGAAGGCTCAGATCGAGCATTCGAAGAAGAGGTCATGCTGTCGGGTTTTGGCGCCGCACCAGTTAAGAACGAAGGCGCTGGAATCTCGTTCGACGACGCGAACGAGGCGTATACCGCACGGTATACCCACGAGACCGTCGCAATGGGTTTCTCGATCACCGAGGAAGCTGTTGAGGACAACCTCTACGACCGTCTGGCATCTCGCTACACTCGTGCCCTCGCCCGTTCGATGGCACACACCAAGCAAGTTAAGGCCGCTTCCGTCCTTAACAACGCTTTCACCGCAGGCGCAACTGCCGGCGGCGACGGTGTAGCACTCTGTGATGCCTCGCACCCGCTTACCAGCGGTGGCACTTTCGCCAATGAGCCGTCTACTGCGGCTGACCTGAACGAAACTTCGCTCGAAGATGCGCTGATTAACATCGCAGGCTTCGTCGATGAGCGTGGTCTGGTCATCGCACTGCGCGGCATGAAGCTGATCATTCCGCGTCAGCTTCAGTTCATTGCCGAGCGTCTGCTGGTGTCGAACCTTCGTGTTGGAACCGCCGACAACGATGTCAATGCTCTGAAGAGCATGGGCATGCTGCCGGAAGGTTACGTAGTCAACGACTACCTGACCGACACCGATGCGTTCTTCATCAAGACGGATGCCCCGAACGGCCTCAAGCACTTCGAGCGTATGCCTCTGGCAACCAACATGGATCCGGATTTCGACACCGGCAACATGCGGTTCAAGGCTCGTGAGCGTTATTCGTTCGGCTTCTCAGACCCGCGTTGCGTATTCGGTTCACCCGGCGCGTAACGAAGGGGAAAGTTCCTCCCCGACTGGGGGCCGCGATTGCGGCCCCCTTTTTTTTCGGGTACTATGCATAAGTCCCTGACAGATCCATCGTGGATTTGACACGAGCCAAGACAGGAGTACCTAATGGCTAAAACAACCTTTTCGGGTCCAGTTCGCTCCCAGCGCGGTTTCACCGCACAGGGTGCTAATGCGATGGTTAACATCACCGCAGAGACCACTCTTACCTATGACAATCACGTTGGCCGCATCATCAAGGTAAATGATGCTGATGGTGCAATTACTCTTCCAACTATCACGACGGACACGCTTGGCGCCCGTTATACGTTTTTTGTAGGCACTGACTGCTCTGACTGTGACATCAAAACAGATGGCACTGACAAGTTTGTCGGTTCGCTTTCCGTCATGGAAGACAATGGTCTGACTGAGACCTATGCTCCGAGTGCATCAAATGATGTCATCTCAATGAACGGAACCACCACAGGTGGCGACAAGGGTTCGTATATCGAAATCACTGCAATCGAAGACAATGTGTACCTCGTGCAGGGCATGCTTCTCGGTTCTGGTGAGGCTGTTACACCGTTCGCCGATAGCTAATAGGAGGCGGCGATGGCAAGCTCTATTATTGCTAAAACAGTAACAGCAACAGGCAGCTTGATTGGCGGCAGGACTCGTCTCAAGTCGTTCGTCATTAGAAGTGCTAGCAGCGGAAGTCCCGCCGCTGTCTTCAGAAGTGGCGGTGGATCTGGCACGACTTTGCTCACAATGACTTTTGTAGCTGGCGATGACACGCAGATTACAATTCCTGACCACGGAATTATTTTTGAAGACGGTTGTCACGTTACCCTTACGAACGTGGACGCGATTACTGCGTTCTTCGGGTAGTTGTTATGGCGCGCAAAAAGTCAAAGATGCCGCCAAGAAACAAAAAGAATTTCCGCCCCACGAAATCTGGGGCGGGAATGACTGATGCTGGGGTGAAAGCATATCGACGTGCCAACCCTGGCAGCAAGCTGAAAACAGCAGTCACAGGTAAAGTTAAGAAGGGCAGCAAGGATGCCAAGCGACGCAAGTCGTTCTGCGCCAGGTCTGCCGGTCAGATGAAAAAATTCCCCAAGGCTGCGAAGAATCCGAACAGCCGGCTACGTCAGGCACGGCGGAGGTGGAAATGTTAGATGAAAAAACGCTGGCGAAGACCGTTATTTATACTGCTGGTGGCGTGGCTCTTTCTCTTGTGGTTTGGATCCTCAGTACACTAATTGAGGTTGATAAGCGCACGGCTGTGATTGCTGCCAAGGTAGAATCGAATCACGCCATGCTAACGCCGTTGTGGGAAGATTTCATTAGGAGAAATGACAATGGCAATCTCGCGAGGGTCGATGCGGCAGCAGATTTCCAAGCCTCCGCAGAAACGGAAGTTCAGCAAGACCCGCAAATCAAAAGTGAACTGCAAGCGCCCTCGTGGATTCAGCGAGAGAGCGCATTGCGCTGGTAAAAGGAAACGAAGGAATGCCTAAAGATGCATGCTATCACAAAGTTAAGGCGCGATATCGAGTCTTCCCGTCGGCGTATGCTAGTGGAGCCATCGCCAAATGTAGAAAAGTCGGCGCCGCAAATTATGGCACTGGAGGCAAGAAAAAGAAAAAGAAGAGAGCAACAGGGGGGATCGAGGATCAACGACCAAAAAGAGCTTTTCGAGGAAAAGCTGTAAAGGGAACTGCGGTAGCTCGTGGTTGCGGCGCCATTATGAATGGTCGTCGTAAAAGAACCAAGGGCGCAGTCACACAGTCTTGATCCACGCTTTTTTGTTGATGGTATATGTCGGTATAGGAGAGGACAAACGGGTAGTAAGTAAGGATATGTACTTCCGTGATGTGAATGAATGCACCTACTTTGCCAAGGTTCTTCACAAACAGGGTAACCTGATCACAGCATACTGCTTACCCAAACTCATCGATAAGGATACAAAGGTGTACTAATGTTAGCCGAACTGGCCGCAGCGAATGCAGCTTTTGCAGTAATTAAGCAAGCTGTGTCGAATGGTAAAGAAATAGCTGCTGCGGGTAACGCTATAGCAGAGTTTGTCGGGGCCAAAGAAAAGCTACAAGCCAAAGCTGCTAAAAAGGGTGGTGGTTCAGATCTCGAAGAATTCATGGCTCTGGAGAAAATCAAGGATCAGGAAGAGCAACTGAAACAGATTATGATTTATGCTGGTCGTCCGGGCTTGTGGGGTGACTGGCAAAAATTTCAGGCGAAGGCGAGGATTGCTAGAAGACAGGCAGAACAGGCTGCGATTCGAAGACGAAAAAAAATTATCGACATAATTATTATTGTGGGATTTTCGGTTTTGTTTCTGGCGATATTTGTTTCATTTATAGTATTGTTGGCTCACCATCAGGGTAAGTTTTAATGGCAGTTAGAAAAACAAAAAGTGGTCTCGCGCTCAAAAGATGGTTCAAGGAAAAGTGGACGGACCAGAGAACTGGTAAGCCGTGTGGGCGTCGCAAGGGTGAAAAACGGGGTACTCCATATTGTCGCCCCTCGAAAAGGGTTTCGTCCAAAACCCCCAAGACAGGGTCAGAAATGACAGCCGCTGAAAAGCGCAGCAGAATTAGTCAGAAGAAGCGTTTGGGTCAACCGGCTGGCAAGCCTCGGCGTGTAAAAGCAGTGAGAAGGAAAAAGAAATGAAGCCAATTCCAGAGGGATCAAAAGGCAAAGGTCTTCGCAAGCTGAAGGAAGAATCTCCGGAGACTGTCAAAAAGATGGGTTTCTTTAAGAATGGCGGCATGTGTTCGCCGCGTAAAGAAGCTGCTGGTGCCATGACAATGCCGACGCGCAATGCAACTCGCAAGAATTCTTGAAGACTGGATTCTTGACGAGCTTTGTCACCCCGACGGCTTTGTTAACGGCAATGCGCTGTGTCCGTTTGCTAGGAATGCGTGGTTAGGCGAAAAGGTAAAGACACTGGAGGTCGAGGGCGACCTTTGGAATGCTGTGTACGAAGAGATGCGGGCATTCGACGACACGTATCAGGTCGTTGTCTGCGGAAACTACGGCGACAAGTACACTTACGACGACCTAGAAGCAGGTTGTTTCGCATTGAACGGGTGGTTGGCTGCAACAGGTGTTGATATCTGGCTGCTGTCGTTCAAGGACAAGGGGTTGAACATGATTTTTGTGCAACGTCTTACGGATCTAGACAATGCTAGTGCAAAGCTGGAGCGTCTGGATTACTATGTTAACTATGATCCGGACGATTACCAACGTCTGGTCGAAACGCGAAAGCAGAGGAGAATTGAATATGCCGGGTATGAAAAAACCAATGCGTAAAATGCGCGGTGGCATGGGCATGAAGAAAAAGGCCATGCGTGGCGGCGGCGCCATGATGAAGAAGCCTGTTATGGCAAAACGCGGCAAGGCTATGCGGAAGAAGAAGTAAATGGCGACTTCTGGGTCCAGAGATTTTGATCTCGACGTAGCAGAGATTATTGAAGAGGCGTACGAGCGGTGCGGGCTTGAAGTCCGCACCGGTTACGACGCGCGTACGGCTCGTCGATCTCTGAATCTTATGTTCGCAGACTGGGCCAATCGTGGTCTTAATCTGTGGACCGTGAAGCAGGCGACAGTGAGTCTTACATCGGGCACAGCGACATACACGCTTGATGCTACACACACTGACCTGCTTGAGGTGGTTATTCGTCGGAGTAGCGTGGACTTCCAGCTAGATCGGATGTCCAGGAGTGATTACCTGCATATACCCAATAAGGATCAGACAGGAAGACCAAGTCAATTCTTCTATAACAGGCAGATCTCGCCACAGGTTGTTCTTTGGCCTACTCCGGACAGTTCTAGTGATAGCCTTATCTACTACTATGTCCGTCGCATCGAAGATGCGGATGCATTGGTCAACACTACTGACGCACCTTTCCGATTCCTCCCTTGTATGGTCGCCGGCCTCGCATATTACATTGCCATGAAGAAGGCGCCGGAGCGGGTGCAGCTTCTTAAAGCTGTGTATGAAGAAGAGTTCCAGCGGGCGGCAGACGAGGATGAAGATCGTGTTGCACTGAAGCTGCAACCGAGCATGCAGTATTTACGGGTGAACTAATGGCGAGGTTTGCTTCAGGTAAAGATGCTTACGGAATATCCGACCGGTCTGGTTTTAGATACCGACTGGTCGAGATGGTTACAGAATGGAATGGTTCTAAAGTAGGCAGAGACGAGTACGAAGCAAAACACCCGCAGCTAGAGCCGATTCGTGTTGGGCCGGATCCGCAGGCCATCCATGATCCACGTCCCGATCAACGCACCGAGGTTGGGGTTGCGAGATTGTTGACGGCTAACCCATTTTTGTCGAGTTCTTCGGGAAGTGCAGTAATCACAGTGGTGGAGCCTTCGCATGGACGCACAAGCGGAGATACTGTAAGGTTCCGAAAAGCGGAGGCATTTGATGGATTCACGAAGGCTGCACTGGAGAATGCAAGTGGTTACGAGATTACTGTCATTGATTCGAACCTGTATACCTTCACGGCTACGTCCGGCACCGCGACCACGGGTGGTGCACGAGGCGGTGGTGAAAATGCGACTGTCGGACCGGTGACGTTGGAGAAGTAAATGGCGTTCACATTTGCACAGCTAAAAACAGCGATTCAGGATTACACGGAGAATACGGAAACGTCCTTCGTGACGAACCTGCCTGTGTTCATTCGTGCAGCCGAGGACCGCATCTTCAAGCTGGTTGATCTGGAAATCTTCCGCAAGAATGCCACCAGTGCTCTGACGCAGAACGATCCGTATCTTACGGTGCCGACGGACTATCTCGCATCCTTTTCGCTGTCGATCACGAACAGTAGCTCGAAAGAGTTTTTGCTTCAGAAGGATGTGAACTTCTTACAAGAGTATCATCCAAACGCCTCATCTACCGGCACTCCGAAATATTACGCTTTTTTTGATGTGAGCAACTTTATCGTAGCTCCTACGCCGGACAGCAATTACGCGGTGGAGCTTCATTATTATTACCGCCCTGCATCACTGACGGCAGGTTCGGATAGTGGTACAACGTGGCTCAGTGATAACGCGCCGAACGCTCTACTTTACGGCTCATTGGTAGAAGCGTATATTTACATGAAAGGTGAGCCGGACATGCTTCAGTTGTATGAGAAGCAGTTCACCGAGGCTATGACCAGGATAAAAGATCTGGCAGAAGCTAGAGAAAATAGCGATGCGTACCGCAGAGGTCTGCCGGATCGGCCTCGGACATAAGGAGTAGAAGATGGCGACATCAAACGCAGCAACCACCTACTTGGAGAACAAGCTCCTTAGCTTTATCTTCAAGAACAATGCCGGGAGTTTTGCAACTCCGGGTAATTCCATTTATGTTGGCCTTGCAACCGCAGTATCTAACGCAGAAGCGGGCACCCTGACAGAGGTCAACACCTCAACGCAGGATGCCAACTACACGCGGCAGCAGGTTAACGCGGCGGGCTGGACACTGGCCTCGTCTTCGACAGACCAGCAGACGGTGACCAACGCAGCCAACATCGAATATTCTGCATCAAGCGGCGTAGCCACCTACACCGTGACACATGCTTTTATTGCGGACGCATCTACCGGCGGCAACATCCTGTTTGTCGGTGCGTTGGACGCATCAAAGGCGATTGCTTCTGGTGACATCTTCCGGATCAATGCAGGGAACCTGACCATCGAGTTGAAGTAATGGCACTGGTACTCAAAGATCGCGTCAAGGAGACGACCACTACCACCGGCACTGGCACTTACACACTCGCTGGTGCCGTTAGTGGTTTTGAGGCGTTTTCAGAGGTTGGCAACAGCAACACGACTTACTACTGCTGCACGGATGGGACGGACTTTGAAATTGGAATCGGAACGTACACATCGTCAGGCACAACGCTGGCTCGTACCACGATCCTACAAAGCTCTAACAGTGACAATGCTGTTAGCTGGTCCTCTGGTACGCGCACTGTCTTTTGTACGCTGCCTGCTGAAAAGATGATCTTTAACGACGCCAACAACGTGATCCAAGGCTTTACGGATAACTCGCTGGCATTCGCGATTGCGTTAGGATAGCAACATGGCAAACGCTTTTAAGACATTTACGGACACGGGCGTAGGAACTGCCAACGCGGACGTTTACACATGCCCCTCCGCCACAGAGACCACCATCATTGGCCTGAACGTGGCGAACATTTTGGCGGTGTCGATTACGGTTTCGGTCCAGCTAATCAACAACGACGGTGACAACGTACATATCGTGAAGGACGCCATCGTGCCGGTAGGCTCGTCGCTGGTGGCTGTCGGCGGTGACCAGAAGATTGTGATGAACGCAAGTGACATCCTGCGGGTGACGGCGAGTCAGGCGTCTGCCGCTGATGTCGTTGTATCGGTACTGGAGATTAGCTGATGGCTCTGAGCAAGGTTGGCGGCAATCAAATCGACACAGTCAACGGTGACCTGACTGTCGATACCAACACCCTGCATGTCGATGCGACCAACAACAACGTCGGCATCGGCACAACTTCCCCGACAAATTTTGCCAACTACACCTCATTAGACATTAAGGGTGGGACTAGCGGTGCCTTGTTCAACCTTCTGGATGATGATGGCACACGCACATTCACGCTAAATCGTAATGACAGTGATGTTCAAATGTATAATTTGAGCAACACTCCAATGAAGTTCTTTACGAACAACACCGAAAGAATGGCAATTCTTGCTGGCGGCGGCATCACATTCAACGGCGACACGGCACAAGCAAATGCGCTGGATGATTATGAGGAGTCAACTTACAGTTTTGCTGAACGTCATGGGCAAGCCACAATAACTACACACAGATGTCGTGTGGTTAAGATTGGTGCGTTGGTGTACATCGACGGTTCGTTCACCGTAGGTTCAACTTCAAACAGTAATGCTCTGAATATCAATCTGCCTTTTGCCTCTACGATTGGCACGAACGGTTTAGGCGGTGGCAGCATCGGGTTCAGTAATCTTAGCACTAGCATCATTGAAGCAAACTTACGCCCCAATATTGAAAATTTAGCTGACAATCTGTTTTTCCGATATGGGTCAAACAACCTTGTCACCTGCACGGCAGCGTCCGGTAAGCGTATTGATTTCAATGTTTGGTATCCGGTTCTTTAACCCCACCAGCCGGTAGGGGTCGGACAGGTCGCAGCCAGCGACGGTAAACAGAAGGAGTAAACAATGGCACTGACAGAAACATTTGAATACGACTGCGAGGTTCGTGGCCCTTACAAGGCCGTACAGGTTCGCAAAGCCCGTATTATTATGGACGACGGCAACGAGATTAGCCGCGCCTATCACCGGCATGTCCTGCAATGTCGCACAAAGACCGGCGACACTTGGGGTGACACCGACATCTCTGGCGAGGACGCATCCGTACAGGCTGTGTGCAACGCCGTGTGGACGAGTTCGATTAAGACGGCCTACGAGACTTTCGTAGACAGTCAGGCAGTCTAACGGAGAGCTATGTGGCATATCTCGGCGCACAACCAAACAAGACACTGACGAAGACAACGAGCCAGAGCTTCAACGGCACTGGTTCGGCGACCGTGTTTACACTGAACCGCGCCGTGAACACTGGAGAGGAGTTGGAGGTTTTTGTCGAGAACGTCCAGCAGGAGCCGGGTTCTGGCAATCCTCCTT